GCATTGGCTCAAATACTCAAACTGGAACAGTCGCAATAGGTGGAAGAGCTCTTGTTAATCTTTCTTCAGGTGCTAATAATACTGCTATTGGGTATAATGCAATGCATACTCACACTACTGGTGCTAGAAACATCGCTATCGGTTATGGTGCTATGGATGATACAGATGCTGGTTCAACCTCTTTGGCTTCTGAAGACAATACATTTATAGGACATAATGTGGGTGGTGGAACTTGGGCGGATGCGGCTAGTAATGGAAATGTTGGTATTGGTAACTACACTATGGACTCTGCTTTAAATGGAGCATTAGGTAATGTCAGTTTAGGACATTATTCTTTAAGTTCTTTAACAACTGGTGATTATAACATCGCAATTGGCTCAAATGCAGGGCTATCAATCACAACAGGTGCAAATAATACAATTTTAGGTCGTCTTGCTGGCGACACAATGACAGCAACATCAAATACCGTATTAATTGGTTTTGAAGCTGGTCAAGCAATAAATTCAGCAGACGCAGACGGAACAGTTGCTGTTGGATATAAAGCAGGATACGCTATTACTTCAGGTCAGTATAATACTACTGTCGGTTATCAATCATTGGACGGACTTACAACTGGTGATAAGAATACAGTACTTGGTTATGAAGCTATGGGTAGTGCAGATGGTGCTGAAGAACAAAATGTTGCTATTGGTTACAGAGCGATGTTCAATAATAATAACGGATCGAGTAACACATGTATAGGTTCAGGTACAACTATATCAACTGTGAATGGTCAAGGTCAAATTGCAATAGGTAGAGATGTTGCGTGTATAGCTAATGAAACAGCCACGATAGGATTTGGTTCTAATGTAGCATCACTCACATTAGATGGTAGTGATACATCTTGGGCAGCTTCATCAGATGAAAGATTGAAAGAAAACATTCAAACATCATCTGCTGGTTTAGATGTAATTAACGATTTAAGACCTGTTACATATAATTGGAAAAAATCAAAAGATGTAGATAAAACTATGTCTCAATACGAAGATTCTGATAATCCAGTATTAGGTTCAGTATATGGAGAGACTCTACATGGGTTTATTGCTCAAGAAGTAAAAGTGGTAATAGATAAGCACGATAGTCTTAAAGAAGGTTTTAAGATGTGGAAAGAATCAGATGATGGTACTCAAACAATAGCTGATGCAAATCTTATTCCAATATTAGTTAAGGGAGTCCAAGAACTAACAGAAATCGTAAAAGCTCAACAAAAAGAGATAGAAGAACTAAAAAACAAATAAAAAAATTGTATTTCGTATAATTATATGATATATATTACTATTAATAAACAAAACTAAGGAGTTATTAAAATGGCTGAGGAAATTAAATTTACTGATGAAGAGTTAAAGTCTCTTCAAGATTTAAGTCAGAGTTATCAAAACATTCAAGCTTCTTTTGGACAAATGAAAGTTCAGAAGATTCTTAATCAACAACAAGCTGATGCTTTAGAAGAAGCTGAAGTAAAGATGGATGCTGATTATAAGGATATTCAAGACAATGAACGTAAGTTGGTTGAAGAGTTGAATGAAAAGTACGGTCCTGGTCAACTAGACCCACAAACTGGAGTATTTACACCGGCACCACAAGAAGAAGCTGCTGAAGAAGTAGAAGAATCTTAAATAAATCCTTAATCGGTTGTATTTTGGGAATTTTCTTTATATTTATATATAATGAATTTTCATATTAATTTTTAAAACCTTTAAAGGAGAAAACACATGGCAGAGAGAATAGTCAGCCCAGGTGTATTCACTCGTGAGAGAGATTTATCTTTTTTACCTCAAGGAGTATCTGAAATAGGTGCAGCTATTGTAGGGCCAACAGTAAAAGGCCCCTCATTTGTACCAACAGTAGTCAGAAACTTTGAGGAATTTGAAAGTATTTTCGGAACTTACAATAGTGATTATTACACACCCTTTACAGTTAAGAACTACTTAGATAGTGCTGGAACTGTAACAATAGTAAAAGTAGGATATCTTGGTGGATACAAGGTATCAGGCTTTAATTTAGTAGTTAGTGGTTCAGGAGCAACAAAGTTTGTTGTAGCTCAATTTTTACCAGCAGAACCAAATAATAGTGGTGAGGGACTAATAAGTGGTTCTTTGTCAGGAGATCCTATCTCAGAAGCTAGTAACTTTGCTTTGAAGATTAACGGAGCTAATGCAACTGCTAGTGTTTCAGAATTAACATTATCAGAAAAAGGTTCAGCTACAGGTGATTTATCAAGTGCTTCTTCTAATTTTATTGGAAAACAATTTCCTACTGCTCCTAGTGCTCAAAAGATAGGTTCAACAGATGCACCAGCGTATATGTATAAGTTTTTTAGAACTGCATTAAGTGCCTCTTTTTCAAATGGTACTATTACTGCTAACGCTTCAATGTCCATAGAAAACTTTGCTGATAATGTGATTGATTTTGCTAGTGGAACTGAAACAGTAGATACTTCAGATGGTAACTATATTAGTACTATTTCAGGTAACTCAGATGCAGCTGCTGCAAGAACACCATTTATCGTATCTCAAGATTCTACTCAATTATTTAGAATATACACGAGAGCTGATGGTACTGAAACTAATAATCATTATGCAGTAATTCGTGATGTAAAAAGACCACAAAACTCTAACTCAAGTCCAGATTATGCTGAGTTTGGTTTAGCAGTTTATACTGTAGATGGAAATCTTGTTGAAACTTATAGTAATTTAAACTTAGATCCAACTTCGGGTAACTATATAGTTAAGGTAATTGGAGATGAGTTTCAAACTGTAAATAACGATGGTGAAATCACTGTTTATGGTGATTATCCTAATGCTTCAAGACACATTAGAGTTGGTGATTACAAAGAAAGTACATTTGAAAGTAATCCTAATCTACAACCAATGGGATACTCTTCTGTATTAGACCCAATTAAATCTACTGCAAGTGTACCGACTGCATCTTTTAATCGTAGTCAGGTAATTCCAACTGTAGATTCTAATACATATAAAGAGGACTTACCATACGGATTTAAGATAGACCCTCGTTTTGGTGAAAACGAATTAGCTGATAACAAAGCTTACTTATCTCCTATTCCTAAGAGTGAGAATGCAGGAAGTAACGTTGACTTTCTTCTTACAAATATGAAGGGATTTGGAGAAGCTGGTAGTTCTGAATCAAGTAAATATACTAATTTTGCTATATCAACTCAAAATCTAAATATATCATCTTCAACTCAACAGTTGAAGTTTGCTGTACCATTTCAACATGGTTTTGATGGTATTAATCCGTCACACCCAAAACATACTGGTACATCAATTAGTTCTGCTAACACAAGTGGATTTGATATTAGTAGTGCTACTGCTAGTGGTTCTATAGCTTACAAAAGAGCTATAAACGCTGTTAGTAATCCTGATGAGTATGATATCAATATGTTGGTAACACCAGGTATTATTCATAAACATCATAATATTATTAGTAACCATGCAATTGATAAAGTAGAAGCTAGAGCTGATGCTTTTTATGTAATGGATGCTTCTGATATTGATGATAATGTCGCTACAGCAGTAAATAATGTGGCTAGTTTAGATACCAATTATGTAGCTACTTATTACCCTTGGGTTAAGATGGATGATATATCAAGAGGTTCAGGTACAGTATTAGTACCACCATCAGTAGTAATACCAGGCGTAATTGCTTTCACAGATAGTGTAGCTCACGAATGGTTTGCTCCTGCTGGATTAAACAGAGGTGGATTAACAAATGTTCGTATGACTCAGAAGAAACTTACTCATACAGACAGAGATACGCTTTACGAAGGTAGAGTTAATCCTATCGCATCCTTTCCAGGTCAAGGTGTAGTTGTTTTCGGACAGAAGACATTACAGGCTAGACCATCTGCTCTTGATAGAATCAATGTAAGAAGATTATTAATCAGATTGAAGAAGTTTATTGCTTCCTCAAGTAGATTCTTAGTATTCGAACAGAATGACTCATCTACAAGAAGCAGATTCTTAAATATAGTTAATCCGTTCTTAGAATCAGTTCAATCCAATAGTGGTTTGAGTGCATTCAAAGTTGTAATGGATGATTCTAACAATACTCCTGATGTCATAGACAGAAATCAGTTGGTTGGACAGATATTCATACAACCTACAAGGACTGCTGAGTTTATTGTATTAGACTTCTCAGTACTTCCAACGGGTGCTGCATTTCCTGAATAATAGGGAGGTGTAAAACAGTAGAAGAGGGGAACAATAGTTCCCCTTTTTTATTATATCAAAAAACTATGAAAAAACTATGAAATAATAACTCAATATTCTGTATCGATTTTTCAGTTTGTTTATATTTATATATGAAAGAATTAAACACTTATTAGGAGAACTGAAATGGCAGATATAATCGATCCTTCAGAAATTATGTTTACACCCTTTGAACCGAAAGTTAAGAATCGGTTTATTATGTACATAGAAGGAATCCCTGCATACCTTATTAGAGCTGCTGCTCGACCAACTATTACATTCGAAGAAATAGAATTAAATCATATCAACGTTAAAAGATATGTTAAAGGAAAAGGTTCTTGGGAACCATTGGAAATCACTCTTTACGATCCTATTGTACCATCAGGTGCACAGGCAGTTATGGAGTGGGTTCGTTTACACAAAGAATCTGTTACAGGTAGAGATGGATACTCAGACTTTTACAAGAAAGATGTTACTTTCAACGTATTGGGTCCTGTAGGAGATAAAGTAGAAGAATGGACACTAAAAGGTTCTATGATTCAATCTGCTAACTTTGGAGATATGAACTTTGAAACCAATGAACCTAATGAGATTACATTAACACTAAGATACGATTACGCTATCTTACAATTCTAAGAGGATAATATGAGTTTTTTAAGAGAAATGCTTTCTAGTGATGCTAAAATCTCTAGTAAAAGATTTGTCGGTTTTATGGCTTTCTTTATGCTGATTTGTAGTTGGGGTGCTGATACCTTTTCTGCATTTGAGGTCAAGGACAAAATACTTGAATGTTTTATGTACATTTCAGTAGTTGGACTTGGTGTTACAGCGGCTGAGAAGTTCGGTAAAAAATAGTTATAGTTCAAAACTAAATCATAGGAGTCAAATATGGCTGAAGTCAAGTTCCCTACGGAAGTAGTGGATTTGCCGTCAAAGGGATTATTGTATCCAGAAGGTAGCCCCCTATCATCTGGAAAAATAGA